CAAGCCAGCGACAGGGCGAGTACCAGATTCGGTACTTGCGGTGCCGCGTTTGCGGTTGCACCGACAAGCACGTGCTCCCCGGCGTCGAGGTTCGCCGGCTCAAGGCGGCGGGCTGACTCGTTTACTGCCACCGCCAGCGTATCTGCATGGGTTGGGGGCTGTCTCCATAGCGTGAAGGTATCGGCGGCGTCGGTCGCCGTCACCCGAACACAGGAGACGCTCACGTGGCTGTCGAAAAGCTCAAGGCTCTGCTCGATGAACTGGCTGCCGTTGTCGCCGAGATGGAGGCGATGACAGAGGACGCCCCCGAGGGCGAAGAGGCTGCCCCGATGAGCGAGGAGCAGGAGGCGTCGCTTCGCTCGCTCGAGCAGCGTGCCGACAAGCTCCGCGAGCGGATCGAGTTCCTGCAGCGCGTGCAGGCGAAGGAAAGCGAACTGCGGGCCGTGCTGGAACGTGCCGCCCCCGCCAAGGTGATCGAGACCCCCGAGGTGAAGGAGCCTGCCGTGGAGAAGCGTGAGTACGCCGTGCCGAAGAGCCACAACAACCTCCGCGCGTTCAAGGACGCCGAGACCGCGTACCGCGCGGGCATGCACCTGAAGGGCTACGTGTTCGGCGATGCCGAAGCCCGTCGGTGGTGCAAGGATCACGGCGTTGAGACTCGCGCCCAGGCCGGCGGGATCAACTCGCTCGGCGGTGTCCTTTCGAGCCCCGAACTCAGCAATGAGATCATCCGGCTCGTCGAGGAGTTCGGCGTGTTCCCGCAGTACGCGAAGCGGGCTGTGATGAACAGCGACACACTCGTGTATCCGCGTCGCACCGGCGGACTCACCGCTCGCCCGGTCGGCGAGAACGTCGAAGTGACGCAGAGCGACGTGACGTTCGACAACGTCGAACTGAACGCGAAGATTTGGGGCGTGGCGAACCGCACCCCGAACTCGCTGCTCGAAGACTCGGTGATTGACCTCGCCGACGCGATGGCGGTCGAGGTGTCCCAGGCGTTCGCCGAAGCCTTCGACAACGCCGGCTTCATCGGTGACGGCACGCTTTCGTACCACGGCGTGACCGGCGTCTGCACGAAGGTGCTCCAGTCGGCCTACTCGGCTTCGGTCGTGACTGCCACGAGCAACACGACCTTCGGCGACCTTACGATGCGGAACTTCACCGACGTGCTCGCGAAGCTCCCGCTCTTTGCCCGCAACCGGAACTGCCGGTGGTACATCTCGCCGGCTGGCTGGGGCTCGGCGATGCTGCGGCTCGCCATGCTCCCGGGCGGCACGAGCAACGCGGGCGGCAACAACTCTGGCAACGTCGCCGCCGGATTCGGCGAGACGTTCCTGGGCTACCCCGTCACGCTGGTGCAGCCGATGGAGAGCGCCGTGACCGGCACGACCGGCAAGGTGGCCGCCTTGTTCGGCGATCTCTCACAGGCCGCGATCTTCGGCGAGCGTCGGGCGATCTCGATCAAGACCGCTTCCGAGCGGTACATCGAGTTCGATCAGACCCTCACCTTCGCGACGGCTCGCAATGCGATGGTCGTGAACGACCTGGGCTCGACGACCAAGGCTGGCCCGATCGTGGCCCTCAAGTTCGGCTGATAAACCTTCACCCCTCTCTAGGAGACTTTGACCAATGAACTTCGGTGCTGCACAAAAGAGCGTGGCGAAGGCTGAAGCGTCGGTTGCTTCCAGCGCGACCCACTCGCTCGAGATCGACACGATCGGCTTTGAGTACGCGTCGATCGACGTGTACTTCACGCCGTTCACCGCGGCGGCTGGCCCCTCGACCGCTGCTACCGTCCTGCGTCTCGCTCACAGCGACACGACGGGCACGGCGGGCACGGCGAACCTCTACGTGCAGTCGACCGACTACACGGTGGCCGCCGGTTCGACCGCCACGGCGGGCGTGGGCTATGCCCACCGCTTCGACGTGGATCTCCGCGGCAAGCGGCGCTACCTCACGGTGTACGCGACCCCTGCCTCCACGGTCGGCGTCGTGACCTCGTGCCGCCTCTCGAAGGGCGAGGCTGGCCCGATGTCGGCAAGCGACAAGGGTGTGAACACGCAAGTCGTCGGCTAGTCGGCTTGACACGACGAGCACAGTAGACGGCGGGGCAGGCGACGAGCCTCCCCGCCGTCTCTCTTTTAGGAGCCCGCCGTGTTCGTTCAAGTTGGAGATTCCCGCGTCGAAGTGCGTGCCGAAGCCGTGCTGTCTGGCCCGAGGTTTGGGCCGCTCATCAACGCATTCGGGTTCATCGAGGCGTTGATGCCGTTGCACATTCGCCCCACGCTGGGCCAGGGCGCGTTCTGGAGCCAGGTGCTCACTCGGATGCTGGAGCAGTTCGAGCCGACGACCGAGTACATCATCACGCTTGATATGGACAGTTTTGTATCCAGAGAGCAAATCGAGCACCTCTTTGCCCTGGCGATGACGTTCCAGTGCGACGCACTTGCGCCGCTCCAGACGAAACGCGAGGACGGTCGCCCGATGCTTACGCTCCTCGACACGCTGGACAACCCGCCCGAAGGCGGCGTCACGTCGGTGCCCGTCGAGTGGTTCGGGCATCCAGTCCAACAAGTCGACACGGCTCATTTCGGCTGCACCATCATCTCGACCGCTGCCCTGCGGCGGATGAAGAAGCCGTGGTTCTGGGAGAAGCCAGATCCGCAGGGCGGCTACGGTGAAGGGCGAGTCGATTCTGACATCGGATTCTGGCGCACGTGGAAGGAGAGCGGCAACCGGCTCTACGTCACGCCGCGCGTCGTGATCGGGCACGGCGAGTATCTGATCACGTGGCCGGGGAGGAACTTGAGCGGCCCGGTGTTTCAATACACGACCGAGTGGCAGAAAGACCGCAAGCCGCCGGAAACTGCATGGAGGGTGGGCGAATGACGAAAATAGAAATGGTGCGGATTCGGATGAAGAAGCCGCACGGTGCCTACCGTGTCGGCGAGATCGTCCAGTTGCCCGAGCGTGACGCTGACTCGCTGATCGCGTGGGAGTACGCGGAGCGAGCGAACGATTCGCAGACGCTGATCGAAACAGCCACCGACGAGCCAAAGGCCGAGACGGCAGACGTGACGCCGCGGAGACGACGCAAGTGATCCCACACCGCTACCGCAGCCTGAAGCGAACCGCCGCCCCGGCGGTGGAGTCCGTCACGCTCACCGAAGCCAAGGCCCACTGCCGGGTCGATTCGTCGGCTGACGATACGCTGATCACGAATCTGATCACGACCGCCCGCGAGCTCGTGGAGGACTACATCGATCGGGCTCTCGTCACCCAGCGACTCGTGATGAAGTTCGACAAGTTCGACAGCGAGATCGAGCTGCCCCGCCCTCCGATGGCTTCATCTGGCACGGTCACGGCCGTGACGATCACGTATACGATCGCAGACGGCAGCACGGCTACGCTCCCGACCACCGAGTACCGAGTCGACCGTGACTCAACGCCAGGCCGCATCCGAACGATCTACAACGGCTCGTGGCCGGCGACGCTCCTTGATGCCAACGCGATTACGGTCACGTGGTGGGCCGGCTACGGCGCTGCATCAGACGTGCCGCAGCGAGTGAAGTCGGCGATGCTGATGACGATCCTCGAGCTCTATGAGAAGCGCGGCGACGGCCAGATGCCCGACGGGGCGAAGCGGCTGCTCGATACCGTGTCGTGGGGATCGTACACGTGACGCTGAACGCCAACATCCTTTTCTCGCTCGTGGCGAATGAGACCGACGCGGTGGACTACGCGAAGGATGTTCGCACGACGAAGGTAGAATCGTTCCTCGAGTTGACCGACGGCACGGGGGCGAATCAAGCGAACCTCGTGTGGAGCAGTGCGGGCACGTTCGATAGCGTTTACAGGCCGCTGGGTCTTGGGTTTTCCTTCGACAGTGCGACCGACGATCGAGGCAGCGGAAGTTTTTCAGCAATCAAATTCATCTACATAAAGAACACAGGCGAGATTGAGTTTTCATGTCTGCTCACATCAGATTGGCCGGGCGGCCCGGTTTTTAGCGGAGCACCAGGCGGCCTGCAACTTCAGCCTGGTGGCGCGGTGGCGTACTTTGCGCCAACCGCTGACGGGTATCCGACCGCTGGATCGCGACTGGCTTTTGAAGTGGACGGCGGTTTTGGTTCCTACGAAATCGTCCTCATTGGCGAAGGAACCATCACATGAGCCTGTCTGCCGAAGTGCTTGCATCTGTCGTCGCCCGCGAGACCGGCACGGGCGATCTCGTCGTGAACTCGCGATTCACGAAATACGATTTCTTTCGCGAGTTCGCCGACGGCACGGGTGCCGATCAGGCTCAGATCGTGTTCAGCGACTCCCGTACCGCACCGCAGGGTTCGTTCACGATCCTACTCTCGGCGATCTCGGACGTTCGCAACGGCTCGACGGCGCTGGTGAACTTCTCGGCCGTGAAAGTCATTATGGTGAAGAACACGCACGCGGCATACACGATCACGCTGACAGGTGCATTCTCTGGCACGATCAAGCCGGGCGGCGTGTTCCTGCTTGTCGATCCGTCGGCGGCTGGTGCCTCGCCGTCGTCGCTGTTCTTTGAGACGACCGCCGGGGCGACCTACGACCTCGTCGTGATCGGCGAGGGCACGATCACATGATTGACGCCGGGCAACTCCGCGAGCGGATCACGGTGCAGCAAGCAACCGAGTCGCGGAATCGGCTCGGGGAGACGACCTACTCCTACTCGACGTTCGCGGAGGTGTGGGCGAGCGTCACGGGCGTGACGGCCCGGGAGTTCCTGCTCGCGAATACACAGCAGACTGAGATCACGCACCGGATAAGGATGCGGTATCTCACGGGGCTCACGAACCAGATGCGGATCTCGTGGCGTGGGCGAACGCTGCAAATCATCTCGGTGCTCGAGCACGAGAACCGGAGCGTGCACGAACTGATCTGCTCGGAGACCGTCTGATGGCTGTCAAGGGAACGGAAATCACGATTGACATGGCTGAACTTCAGGAGTTCAGTAGAAAGCTCCGCCAGTTCTTGCCTCCTAGGCAGGCTGCGTCGGTGATGGGCGCGGCCATGAAAAAAGCGATCGTGCCTGTGACGCGGACGCTGCGAGCCATTACCCCAGTGGGTCCGACCGGCAACCTGAAGCGCGCCGTTACGTCAAAAGTGGTCGAGTATGAAAACAGCGGCGTGGCGGTCGGCGTCGTGGGCTACCGCCGTGCGGCACAGGAGAGATCGGAGTCGGCCGCAGGCGGTACCGTGCGAACCGGCCCCGACAGGG